AAGCGTGCTATAAATATGTGTGGATGCCTTCGGGGTCCACACAATCAAATCTCGCTTTTTAAGGAGAAGTAAAATGACTAACCTCATGAAGTTTCATAGTGCCGATTTGCCAGCACTGATAGAACGTATAAATAAGTACAGTATTGGAATGGAAGATTACTTTGATCGTCTTGGGACGCTGCATGAGACGACAACTAATTATCCACCATACAATCTAATTCAAGTTAGCAACGTAGAATCCAGGCTTGAGTTAGCACTCGCAGGATTTAGGAAAAAGGAAGTCAATGTCTACACACAAGACGGTAAACTCTTTGTCGAAGGACAAAAAGAGGATAAAGAAACCGATACAACTTACGTCCACAGAGGAGTGGCTCAGAGATCTTTCACCAGATCTTGGACCCTCTCAGATGAAACGGAAATTAGATCAGTTGTATTTGAGGATGGGTTACTGAGCATCACACTTGGTAAAATTGTTCCAGATCATCACAAAAGAAAGGATTGGTTTTAAATCCTGACAAATTTTTGCTGCAACGGATACAGAAATGTATCGTAGTGATACAGTATAATATAGATAGTTATGTACAATTAGGAGGACGACTTATGAATCTGACAGCCGCCACTCTTTTCATTGGAACCACAATGACTCTTTTTAGCAGTTGGACCATCGGCAGTCTACTACTCTAATGGTCCCCCCACAGCAGAAATTTTTCTAACAACTCCATAAATAAAACTGAATATCGTCGCCGCAGAGGGGCAACTGGCACAATCCAGTTGACGCCCCTCTTTTTTATTGGTATAATGATTGGAGGAAAACAACGACTATGAGCATCAAACTTGCGGTCCTACAGACCGGTGATCAAATCATCGCTGATATGAGAGAACTCATGGATGGTGAGAAATCTGTAGCATATCTGTTTAAGAAACCTCAGAAGATTGTAATCAACTCTCCTTTGTTGGTGGAAGATGATGCAGAGACTGCTGCCATTGAAGTTTCTCTTTCCAGTTGGATTCTTCTCACGGATGAAGATGAGATTATGATTCCCCTAAATCAAGTTGTAACTCTTGTCGAACCTGTCGAGAGTGTAGTTAAAATGTATCTGGAGAAAATGAGTTATGGACAAAACGATCAAAGTAATCCTACTGACTAACAGTGAAAGGTTGATCAGTGAGATTACAGAAGTTGGTGCCGATGTCGGAGAACCAGACTGTAGACTGACTAAACCTTATGAAATCTGGGCAGAGCACAACCTGTGTGCCTGGATGTCAACTGACACAGATCAGGACACATTCATGATTAGTTCTGATAAAATTATTACTATTGCGGATCCCAAACAGGATCTACTTGAAAAATACCTGGAAAAGACTGAGTAATGCGATTCTACACCAACGTTCAAATGGTCGGGGACAACTTCCTGGTTCGTGGTTATGATAATGGACAACATTTCATGACCAGAGAGAAGTTCTACCCGACTCTTTTTGTGCCTACGAGTAAGAAGACGAAATATAAAACACTCACTGGAGACAATGTTGACTCTGTAAAACCAGGTACAGTTCGTGAGTGTAGAGAGTTTGTCAAGAAGTATGATGGTGTAGAGAACTTCAAGATCTTTGGAAACACTGGATACATCTATCAGTATATCTCTGACATGTATTCTGAAGATGAGATCAAGTTTGATATCAGTAAGATCAAGCTGTCTACCCTTGATATTGAGGTTAAGTCTGAGAACGGATTCCCTGATGTTGAATCAGCGGCGGAAGAGATTCTGCTGATCACCATTCAAGACTACACCACCAAACAGATTCGCACTTGGGGTCAAGGACCATTCAACAACAAGCAGCAGAACGTTATCTATCGTCAGTTTGATTCTGAGTATGCACTCCTGAATGACTTCATCAACTGGTGGATGATCGAGGACAATACTCCTGAAGTTCTGACTGGTTGGAATATTGAACTATATGATATTCCATATCTCTCACGTCGCCTTGAGCGTGTTCTGGGTGAGAAGTTGATGAAGCGACTTTCGCCTTGGGGACTTGTTACTGAAGATGAAATTTACATTGCAGGACGTAAACATATCTCTTATGATGTGGGTGGTATCACCCAACTTGACTATCTGAACCTCTACAAAAAGTTTACCTATACAAACCAAGAGTCCTATCGTCTGGACTATATTGCAAGTGTTGAACTGGGTCAGAAGAAGTTGGACCACAGTGAGTTTGATACATTCAAAGACTTCTACACTCATGGGTGGCAGAAGTTCGTTGAATACAACATCATTGACGTGGAACTTGTTGACCGTTTGGAAGACAAGATGAAACTCATTGAACTTGCTATTACGATGGCATATGACGCAAAGGTTAATTATGCCGATGTATTCTATCAAGTTCGTATGTGGGATACGATCATTTATAACTATCTAAAGAAGAGGAATATTGTTATTCCTCCTAAGGAGCGTTCGGACAAAGATTCCAAATACGCAGGTGCTTATGTTAAAGAACCGATTCCGGGAAAGTATGATTGGGTGGTTAGTTTTGACCTTAATAGTCTGTATCCCCATCTTATTATGCAGTACAATATCTCGCCAGAGACACTCCAAGATACCCGACATCCATCAGCTACCGTTGATAAGATACTTAACGAGGAACTGACTTTTGAGATGTATAAGGACAATGCGGTATGTGCCAATGGTGCCATGTATCGTAAGGACGTTCGTGGATTCTTGCCAGAGTTGATGGAATTGATCTACGATGAACGAAAGATCTATAAGAAGAAGATGCTCGCTGCCAAACAGGCATATGAGAAAACTCCTACCAAAAAACTGGAAAAAGAGATCGCCAGATGTAACAACATTCAGATGGCGCGTAAGATTCAACTTAATAGTGCTTATGGTGCTATTGGGAATCAGTATTTCAGGTATTACAAGCTTGCCAATGCGGAGGCGATTACCCTTTCTGGTCAGGTCTCAATCCGTTGGATCGAGAACCGTATGAACGGATACCTAAATAAACTGCTCCAAACAGAAAGTGTCGATTATGTCATCGCATCTGACACTGACTCAATCTATCTTAATCTCGGACCTCTTGTTGATAAATTTCTTAGTAGTAGGTCTGGCGATAAAACAAAAGTTGTTGAGTTACTGGATAAGGTCTGCCAAGACAAGTTGGAACCATTCATCGAACGATCTTATTCGGAACTTGCGGATTACGTTCAGGCATATGAACAAAAAATGATCATGAAGCGTGAGAACATCGCTGAACGTGGCATCTGGACTGCGAAGAAGCGATACATTCTCAACGTGTGGAACAGTGAAGGTGTTCAGTATTCTGAACCCAAACTCAAGGTGATGGGTATTGAAGCAGTCAAATCATCCACACCTGCACCTTGTCGGCAGATGATTAAGGATGGTCTGAAGTTGATGATGAATGGCACCGAAGAGGATGTCATTGAGTTTATTGATAAGTGTCGTGTTGAATTTAAGGCACTGCCACCAGAGCAGATTGCCTTCCCACGAACTGTGTCTGATGTTCGTAAATACCACTCTCACTCTAGTATTTACAGCAAAGGAACACCTATCCATGCTCGTGGTGCTCTTTTGTTTAACCATTATATCAAGGATAAGAAACTGACTAATAAATATTCACTTATTGCTAATGGGGAGAAAATCAAGTTTCTCTACCTGAAAAAACCGAACATCATTCAAGAGAATGTGATTTCGTTCATCCAAGATTTTCCGCATGAATTGGGTCTTGACAAGTACATTGACTATGACCTACAATTTGAGAAGAGTTTCGTGGAACCGCTTAAGGCAATCTTGGATGCGATTGGATGGAACGTTGAAAAAACTGTAAACCTAGAACTATTTTTTGCCTGATGGATTTGCCTATTAACGACAAGGAACTTAGCACTATTGTGAGTGCTCTTCGTATTGGAGGAGACGCTGCTCTCTACCAAAAATTGAATACTATTAAACAGATCCGTGAGGAAAATCCTGGCGGACCTTATAAGAAAATTGCCCGCGAACAGTTTGGATTTGTATTGTAATGGATTTTTTGAAGGACATTGTAAAAGAGATTGGTGATGACTACACCAAACTTGCAGCAGACATCGACGACACAGAACAGTATGTTGACACAGGTTCGTACATTTTTAACGCACTTGTTTCAGGCAGTATTTTTGGCGGTGTATCTAGCAATAAGATTACTGCCATTGCTGGCGAGTCTAGTACTGGAAAAACTTTTTTTAGCCTCGCAGTGGTTAAGAATTTTCTGGAGTCTAATCCTGACGGATATTGTCTGTATTTTGATACTGAGGCAGCTGTCAATAAATCACTCCTCGCAAGTCGTGGGATAGATCTGAATCGTGTCGTTGTTGTCAATGTGGTCACCGTTGAAGAGTTCCGTAGCAAAGCACTCAAAGCGGTAGACATTTATTTGAAAAAGGCAACAGAAGATCGCAAACCATGTATGTTTGTGTTAGACTCTCTTGGGATGCTTTCCACTGAGAAAGAGATCACTGATACGCTCAACGACAAAATGGTTCGGGACATGACTAAATCCCAACTCATCAAAGGTGCGTTCAGGATGCTCACTCTTAAGTTGGGTCAAGCAAACATCCCTATGATCGTTACTAATCACACTTATGATGTCATCGGTGCTTATGTCCCAACTAAGGAAATGGGTGGAGGTTCTGGACTCAAGTACGCCGCCTCTACTATCATCCACCTGTCTAAGAAGAAAGAAAAGGATGGAACTGAGATCGTTGGAAATCTTATCAAGGCAAAGACTGCTAAGTCGCGTTTAAGCAAGGAGAACCAAGATGTTACAGTGCGTCTGTATTACGATGAGCGTGGTCTTGATCGATATTATGGTCTTCTTGAACTTGGTGAGATTGGCGGACTTTGGAAAAACGTTGCTGGTCGATATGAGATAGACGGCAAGAAGGTATATGCGAAAGCAATCCTTAAAGATCCTGACACATATTTCACCCCAGAGGTGATGGAAAAACTTGACACGATTGCAAAGCAAACCTATTCTTATGGAACGAATTGAGACTACTATCCTCCGTAACCTTGTATTTAATGAAGAGTATTCTCGCAAAGTAATCCCCTTTATCCAGAAAACATATTTTGACCAACGAACTGAGTCTATTATCTTTGAGGAGATTACTCAGTTCATTGTCAAATACAGCACTGCAATCACTCCAGAGGCACTCAGTATCGAAACTGAGAACCGTACAGATCTATCAGAGACTGAAGTAAGAGAGGTTCGTGAAATCATTGGTGGTCTCAGTGATGCACCAGTGGAACCTCAGTGGTTGCTTGACACTACTGAGAAGTGGTGTCGTGATCGTGCCATTTACTTGGCACTGATGGAGTCTATTGGCATTGCTGATGGGCAGGATGAAAAGAAAAACCGTGATGCTATTCCTTCTATCTTGTCGGATGCACTCGCGGTTTCTTTTGATAATCACATTGGACACGATTATCTTCAGGATTACGAAGAAAGATATGAGTCATATCATCGAGTAGAAAATAAGATACCTTTTGATCTTGAGTTCTTCGACAAGATTACGAAGGGTGGTCTTCCTAACAAGACTCTCAACATTGCACTTGCTGGCACTGGTGTTGGTAAGTCTTTGTTCATGTGTCACTTTGCGAGTTCAGTTCTACTTCAGGGTAAGAATGTTCTTTACATCACCTGTGAGATGGCGGAAGAGAAGATTGCAGAACGTATTGATGCTAACCTTCTGAATGTTCCTATTCAGGATATTACTGACCTTCCAAGACCCATGTTTGAGAGTAAGGTGACAAACCTTGCCAAAAAGACACAAGGTCAGCTAATTATTAAGGAGTACCCTACTGCCAGCGCACACAGTGGACACTTTAAAGCACTTCTTAACGAACTTGCACTTAAGAAGTCATTTAGACCTGATATTATTTTCATTGATTACCTTAATATATGTGCTTCCAGCAGGTATCGCCAAGGCGGCTCTATCAATTCATATAGCTATATTAAGTCTATTGCAG